TGGCCATTGCGGTTGAGAAGCGTGACGACATGGAGCCGGTTCGCACAGCCCTTAAGGACGCTGGCTTTAGCGTGGACGCTGAAGTAGAGCGTGACGATGGCACCGTCCTGTTCCAGCAGGTAGAGGAGTTTGAGGAAGCCAACACCAAGATTTACAAGGTGTCTGGCGACGTTATCGCTTTGCTGGACGGCAGTCTGGTACAGAAGGCCGAGGACAAAGGCTTCGTGAAGGACCTGTTTGGTGAGCTGGGCTACGTGCCCTCCATGGAAGAGGCCTGCGCGGCGGTATGCAAATCAGTACTGGCGGAGAGCCTTAACGCCACTGAAGAAAACTTTGAGCAATTCCAGACCATGATGAAGTCTGACTTTGATGATCTGGCAGGCTATATCTCTGAAACCCTCACTTCTATCCCGGAAGCCCTGCTGAGCTTGGAGCTTCCTGCGGTGGTTGCCAAGGCCGAAGAGGCCACGGAGACTGAGGATGAAGCGAGTGCCCCGGGTGTAGATGACACGTCGGCCAAAAAAGCTGAAGGCGAAGGCGAAGCAGCCCCCGCCGCTGCAGCAAACGAACTGGAACCCGTGCTGGCTCAGCTGGGCGATCTGGCAACAGTAGTTAAAGGTATTGCTGACGCGGTGAAAGCCACTCAGGACGACCTGACTGCTGTGAAGGATGGCCAGAGGGAATTGGCTGACAAGGTAGGTGAAGTAGAAGAGGTGGCGAAGGCTGCCAACGAGGCGGTGGGTGGGACCATCGTTGGTGCCGAGCCCGCAGGGGACAAAGCGCCTACTTCTCGTATTCCAGTGCAAAAAACCGAGGATGACCCTTACAGTGGTCAATTTGATACCGCGTTCCTCCCGGGCGCAAAACACTAATCTGAGAGTAACGTAAGGAGTTTCACCATGGAGAACCAAAGTCTCATTAAAAAGGCCGACATTGCGCTGGCTGACCTGACCAACGACGGGGGCTTGCTAAACCCTGAGATGACGAATAGGTTTATTCGTACCCTCATTGACAGCCCCACTATCATTAATCGTGCCCGCACCGTGACCATGAATGCGCCTACCCGGAAGATCAACAAGATCGGCTTCGGTTCTCGTATACTGCGCCCCGCTGTGTCGCACACCGCGCTTGACGCTGCGGATCGCGTGAAGCCAGACTTGAGCCAAATCCAGCTGGATACGGAAGAAGTCATTGCTGAAGTGCAGATTCCGTATGATGTACTGGAAGACAACATCGAAGGCGGCAACATCAATGCTGGCATGACTCAGGGCGCAGGCGGCTTACACGCTACCATCGTCCAGCTGATTGCTGAGCGTGCGGCCCTTGATCTGGAAGAGCTGCTGCTCTTGGGTGACAGCGGTTCAGGCGACCCCTATCTGGCTCTGCTGGACGGGTACCTGAAGCGTTCAAGTGACCACATCGTTGACTCGCAGAATGCGACCATCGACAAGTCACTGCTGAAAGCCGGTATCAAGGCAATGCCTGACAAGTACCTGCGTAACCGTGGATCACTGGAGCACTTTGTTTCAGTCGATAACGATACCGAGTACCGCGACACGTACGCGAGTCGTCAGACTGCTCTGGGTGATTCCATGCTGCAGGGCACCGGCCCTGTCTACGCTTGGGGTTCACAGCTGAGTTCAGTACCTCTGATGCCTAACACTCAGGGCCTGTACTGTAACCCGCTGAACCTGATCTTCGGCATCCAGCGTCGGATCACCATTGAGTACGATAAGGACATTCGTGCACGTGCGTTCATCATCGTTCTGACCACTCGTGTGGCCAACCAGATCGAAGAGACTGACGCGGTAGTGAAGTACACCAACATTGGGTCTTAATCACCCGGGTTGACGTACCGACAGAAGCAAGACAGAATCCCTCAGTAGGAATCCCTACTGGGGGATTTTGCTATTAACCCTATGGAGAGTCACATGGCCGTAAAACGTGCGCCTAAAAAGCCCGCAGTACCTGCACCAGAAGAAACCATCGAAATCGAATTGACGAAAGCGGCCTCTTACACCCACTTTGGGTATGGCATGACTTTCCTAAAAGGCGGTCGATACACCTTTAACAGGGCCGATGCCGAGGAACTGTTGGGCATTACTGATGAGTGGGGGGTACCCTACTTCCGCAAGTGGGCCCCACCACCACCCCCCAAGGAAGAAACTGATGGCGTGAGCCAGAAGGGTGTACAGTCACTGCCGCCTAAGAAGGGTAACGACATGAGTATGGCCGACCTTGACCCTGAGCGTGCCGCCCGTAAGGAAGCCGCCCGGGAGGAGGCCAAGAAAGCCCGGGCACCCAAACCCCTAGCGGTTTCTGAGCCTGAACCACCTCAGGAGCCAGAAGGTGAGGTAGACTCTGACGAAATCGACACCGGTGAAGGCGGGGTTGATATCTAACAGAGGGTAACAAGCGTGGTCGATATCGTAACGGTGGAAGAAGTGAAAACTCGTATGGGCCTACCAGACGAGTTGCTGGAAGCCGACGATGCGATAGAGTCCGCGCTGGTTTCCGCTGAAGAGTACATCTCTGGGGTGCTGGACACTAGCCTGCAGTACGAGGCAGGCCGTGTGGATGTGTTCTTTACGACTAAAGACAACTTCCCGGCAACGCCCGGGGCGATGTTCAGGCTGCGGCTGAGGCAGGCTAATGTGGAGGACGGGTCTGTTGTAGTAAAGGCCGGTACCCTTATAAGCGACCTATCGGCGGTAGATGCCTCTCTGTACCGTGTCGATTTACTCCGTGGGGTGGTGATGGTATCCACCGAGTTGGTTGACCAGTACGTAGAGGTTACCTACAACGCCGGGTACCAAGACACGGACATTATTCCCGATTGGCTGCGGGAAGCTACGCTGGCCTACATCCCCGGGGTATTGAACACCATGCAAGTCACGAACCGGGATGATGAGTATAAAGCCACACTGAACCAATCCAAGTTACTGGCCTCGGGTATTCTCGAAATTCACATGAGGAGCACCGCCTTCCACTACCGGCCTGTCTTCTGATGCGGATTAGAGTTGAGGTAGACTTCTCTCAATTTGATCTGGTACTGAACCAACTGCGGAAGGCTACGGATACCGAGGCTATTCTGGATGAGGCCAGCGCCATTCTGCTGAACCGCATACGCACCCGCTTCCTGAGGGAAGAAGACCCCAACAACATTCCATGGCTTCCCTCAAAGCCCGGGCTTAAGCGTAGGGCGCTGGGGGGAACAGGTACCTTGTGGGAAACCGGTAACTTGTTTCGGTCCATACAGCTGGCGGGCACAGGGCCTGATGAGAGGCAGATACTAACTGACGTAGAGTACGGTAAATACCACCAAGAAGGCACCAAGTTTATGGTGGCCCGTGAGTTTATGGGCTTCAATGATGAGGATGCGGACCTAGTGGAAAACTTAATCCTGCGGCGAATACAGGACGCATTATCATGAGCATTGCCCTTAAGTGCATTGAGGAGGTCACCGGTAAGCTGGAGGCCTTGCGCGAATTCGACAGTAAGATTTTCCACGTTTACTCAGAGGATGACCTGCTGGACAAGGCCAAGACTTTAAGCCTACCGGCAGTGGGCGTATCTTACGGGGGCATCACCGCCGACCCCGGGCAGGACCGTACCCGGCAGGGGCTGATGGGCTACTTGCGTATTGCTATCGTACTGGTGATTGATGCCAACAGCGTCTCACTGGACCGCAAAGATGAGGCAGTCGAATACCTTGATACCATTCGTAGTACGCTGATGGGGCAAGCATCCCCCACCTGCCACAAGTGGCATTTTGTATCGGAAACCCCACTGGGTAAAGCTGGAGGGGTGCTGCTATACATGCAGCGGTGGCAGACGGCAGCCCCCCTGACAAATTAAATTCGTTAGGTAGTTACTACTTCGCCTATTATGGGGATGCGTTTTTTGTAGGGGGCACTATGAAAGTAGAATTTGTTAAGAACCACACCCATAAGGGTCGTCGGTATGTCAAGGGAGATACCCTTGACGCATCGGACTCTGAGCTGGTTAGGTTGGTCTCCCGGGGTGTAGCTCTAAAGCAGCCTAAAGCCCCCGCCCCCAAAAAGCCCACCCCCGAAAATGAATCACTATTTGAAGAAACCTCTATAGGAGATACCGATGGCCCTGCAACCGACAAGTAGGCTACTAGGTGATGGCGGAGTAGGTCTGAATGATCAGGCAGGCAAGGCTATCCGAGAGCTACAAGGACTGAATGTTACCCCTGTTTCTGGCGCAGCCGGTGACACAAAAATCGACATTGCCGCCATTCGCCCGGAAGACACTTTGGTCTCCGTAGTTGAATCTGCAGCAGGTGTCTTTACCGACCGCACTTCCACTTCCAGTATTGTGGACTTGCGGGCTACCGGCACTCTGACCATAGCCTCTGTGTCGGATGGTGATACCGCCGAGGCGAATGGGGTTACGTACACTTTTAAGGACGCCCCTACTAGCCGCCTGCACGTACCCCGCACCGATGCGGATGACGATGCAAACGCGGCAGCACTGGCCAATGCGATTAACTCGTATGAGCGTCGGTATCAAGAAGGTTGGACAGAGCCTGCTATTTCGGCGTCTGTTGCATCCGCTGTAGTTACCATTACGGCTACTGTTGAAGGTACTGGCGGCAACGCCCTGACCCTCGCAGGCACGGGTGGGGTGACGCCCTCCGGCGCTACTCTTGCTGGGGGCTCTGATACGGGCGGTATTCAATGTTCAGATGACACTACGGGCGACAGCCTACTGGTGGTCTGGTTTAACAAGTCCGTTTAAGACCGGAGTTAGGAGATAAGATATGAGCACATGGGACGGAAACAACTTCTACTACTCCGGACAGGGCGTAGTACTAATTGGAGAGCGCGGAGCAGACGGTAAGCCGAGAAATTTGCTGCCAGTAGGTAACGTGTCTGCCCTTACAATCGCTATTGAGACTTCAGTGCTGGAGCACAAAGAGTCACAAACCGGTTCACGGGGCGTAGACCTTCGTCTGACGACGGAAACCAAAGCTGCGCTGAACATGACGATGGAAAACTTCATCTCAGAAAATCTGAAGATTGCCTTACGGGGTGACGTGACTACTGAAGTCGCCGGTAGCGTGACTGGTGAGATGGTTTATGTTGGCCCCGGCGCTATCGGTGCCCTCGACAAGATCAAGGTCAGCAGCGTGGTAGTCAGTGATAACACTGGCACAACTCCGCTTACCTTGTATGTTGATGACCAGACCGCGTACGACTATAAGGTGAATGCTGACGCAGGCTCCATCGAACTTAACGATGGCTCTGTTGTCGGGCATGACGCATTGTTCACCACGGGTACCGAGGCAGTAACTGCGATTACAGCGGCTAATCCTGCGGTTGCCACCATCACGGCAACTACTGCACAGGTGGGTGATCTCATCATCTTTGACAGTGTAACGGGCATGACCGAAATCAACGGTATTGCTGCTCGGGTCACTGCGGTGAGCGGCACAGATGTAACTGTGGACATTGACGCCAGTGGTTTTACACCTTACACCTCTGGCGGCACAGTGTACCATTCCTCCCTCGGGGTCGAAGTGGACTACAACTACGCGGCTCAGAATCTGGTTGATGCCCTGACTCAGGGGTCTCAAGACAGGTACTTGCGCTTTGAAGGCCTCAACACTGCGGATGGCAACAACCCTGTTGTTATCGAAGTGTTCAAGTTCAGCACCGACCCGCTGCAGAACCTCGCCCTTATCGGTGATGAGGTGCAGCAGTTTGAGCTGGCAGGTAACGTACTGGCCGACCCACTGCAGACTACCGGGTCCAAGTTCTTCAAGCAGCGTATGGTGCGTTAATAATCCCGACGGGGATGCTGGGGGGCCTATGAGCCCCCCTTTTTTATGCTAGACTGCCGTTGAAATTCAAAGGAGTGCCAACATGGCAGTAGTAATAGCTGACCTGCTCCCCGAGCCGGTCAAGATAGAAGTTGGGCGTGGGGCTTTGACCGTGCGCGGACTACCACTGGAAGAAATTGTCCCCCTGATTGTGCGGTACAAGGATGACATTGCCCCGTTCTTTGCGGGGGAGCAGCCGGACCTAGAGGGATTGCTCTTAAGTGCACCAGCCTTAGCCGCTGATATTATCGCTATAGGTGTGGGGGCCATAGGGCAAGAGAAAGATATTCGTAGGATGCCTGCGGCCACACAGGTGGAGTGCCTGCTGGCTATCTGGCATCAGTCGGTACCTGACATAAAAAAGCTCCGAGAGTCGTTATTGACGGTAGTGGCATCCATAAGCCTGAACCCCGAAAAAGCGACCGAGGACCTGTTAGTCAGCAGTACGGAGCCTACCTCGCCCAAGCTGCAGAATACCTCATCGGTCAAGGGCACACCTTCAGAGAAATCAGAAGATACACCCCCCGACAAATAGACGCTTTTATCCGTCTGGCGCATAAGAGAGGTTCGGAGGATTTAAAAGGTGTAGCCTATGCAAACAGGCTTGCTTACCACGGTGAAGACAAGCAATTTGAGAAGTTTATGAAGGCTGCCCCTAACGATGGCTGACAGTGTTGTCGATATCACAATCCGTGCGACCAATGAGATTGGCGCTACCCTCAAGCAGGTTAGGGCTGACATTCAAAGGATTCGTGAGGCCCAGATTTCCCTAGCCAAGGCGGCAGGGGGTACTTCTTCTCTGGCAGCCCCGTATGAGGTTATGGCTACCTCTGCGGGGGCCGCCCGTAATACCATCCAACAGGTAGAGAAGGACGTAAAGAACCTCAGGGAAGCCCATATCTCCCTGCAGACTGACGCCACCAC